CTACAAATACTGCAAGGTGGTCTGATAAAGGTTCTGATGGTGTGTTGATACTAGATACTGACTTAGGTTCTGATTTTGTAGATGGAGCCAATGTAATAACTATTGCTAGTATCAACGCTCCTAAAAGGCATGTTAAGAAAGATGACAAAATAGTGACAGAAAAAGGACAGCCTAAAATAGAGATAATACCTCCAGAAGAAAGAGGATTTTATCATAGAGTAGGTCCAGATAAAGGGAAACCAATGGAAGTATATAGTTTGGTTGAAGTATTAATCTGGCTTACTAAAGAGTGGAAAACTCTACCTTATGATACTGTGGTCATAGATACTATTGACCAAGTAAATAGATGGATTGAAGAGATAGTTACTAAAGAATTGAATATATCTCAAATGGGTGAAGGAAATTGGGGAGCTGATTGGGGAATGGCCAGAAGAAAGAATATAGAAATAATGGTAAGGTTCCAAAAAATGCTAAAAAGAAATGGCGGTAATTTAATACTAATTAGTCATTCAAAGCAAACAACAGTTACAGATGGAAAAACTCAGTTAATGCCTGAGCTGCCAAGAGGTTTAGCTTATGGATTAACAGCAAAAGCTGATGTAATCGGATACACTACAGCTAATAAAGATGATTTAAAATACTATGTAAGTTTCAAAAGTTATGATGAAAGAACTGTAGGTAGTAGATTAAAACCTCTTTGTCAGAAAGAATTGCTTTTCGATTATGAAACAATAAAAAAAGAAATCTTAAATTATAAGGAGAAATAAATGGCTTTAATTAAACCAGAAAAGAAATCATCAGGAAGTAAATATTTAGGATATTGCGAAGTATCTTTAAAAGAGGTTAACAACAGAGTTAATGATACAAATGAAGATGGAGGAAAGAAGTTTCCTTGGGCTGATATTTACTTAGATGTTGTATTGCAACCAAAAGACAGTGATTATACTAGAAATATGCAAATATGTGGTTCTTTTGATAGAGAAGAAGGTTCTAGTAAAATAAAAGCAGATAGCTCTGTGTTAAAAAGATTATACTGGTTCTTTGATGCAATAGGATTTCAAGGTGGTATAAATGCAGAAGGTGCTTGGGAAGACGAAAAAGGTCAACCAATAGAAGATATAGCAGATGTTTTATCTAAATATAGTTCAGAAAGTTATAACTATTTGACCTATATATATAAAGAAGCCGATAAGAAGAATCCTAGTAAACATTGGACAAGAGTTCATAATAAAATAGTTGTAAATAATCCTAATGGAAGAAAAGAATTAGAAAGTTATATTACTTTTATGAAGAATAAAAACTTTTTAAGGGAAGTAGACCCTACAGCAGTTAATGGTAGTGATACTATGATTGCAAATTCATTAGATGAAGTTAAAGATATGTTTGAAGGGTTACCTGAATAAATGTATCTAGAAATAGCAGTTGGGAGTCCTTCAAATAGAGGGACTCTCATACCCAAAGATGAATTAAAGAATTACCTGATGAGAAGCATGTCTGATGGAGAGCCTTTATTTAGGTCAACATACTTATATACAGACGAAGCATTAGAGTATTCTAAAAAGAATAATGGTATTAAAGGATATCTTGGAGAAAGAGATATTGACTATATTATATTAGATATAGATAAAGGTGGAAATACAGATGAGCATACATTAAATAAAGCCAGAAGCATTGTTTATGAGCTAATGGAAAGTGAAATAACTCATATCTGTTATTTTAGTGGCACTGGATATCATATAGAAATACCTAAGAAAGTCTTTGGTTTTGTTCCTTCTAGAGACCTTCCTTACATAGTAAAGGAAACAGTAAAACAATTATTTCCTGATATTGACCACAGTGTATTGATGAGAAGTTCTATATACAGGGTGGTATTTTCATTAAATAAGAAAAGCAATCTCTACAAAATACAACTAACATCAGAAGAAGTATTAAAATTAAAGCCAGAAGAAATATTAGAATTAGCAAAAAAGCCTAGAAAAGCAGATAGTTATTTTGAAGGAGAAGGAGAACTTAAACGCTTTATTAAGGATGAAGTTCCTGAAATTCGTAGATTATCTGAATTTCCTGAACCCATGAATATAGTTACTTGTGTTCAAAAAATGTTTCATAAAGGTCCTCAAGAAGGAAATAGACATAAAACATTATTAAGAATAGCAAGTCATTTTATGAGACATGGAATGCCTAGTGATTTAGCAAAAGTATCTGCTTTATACTGGAATAACAAGCAATTAAAAGATGAAGAAGTATTAAGAATAGTAGAACAGACATATAAATCTAAATATAGATATGGTTGTAATGATGAACTTATGGCTGAGCATTGTAGTACTAAATGTATATTTTATAAAAGGAAAGATTACTTGACAGAGGTATATAATTCTAATGCTTTACAAGAAGAGTTAGAAAGTAGAATGTCAACTAATTTTACTGGAAGAAGTATAGATTTGAGTTCAATGTTAGGAGTAACAAATGATTGCACTATATATCCTGGTGAATTGGTAACTATATTTGGCCCTACTGGTTCTAATAAAACCACTTTAGCACAATGTATATCATTAGGTTATGATTTTCAAAATGATTTAATAAATACAGATTGGCAAGTGCCTACATTGTTCTTGAGTTTAGAGTTATCAGCTTGGTATATGCATAGAAGGAATTTGCAAATAGTAAGTGGTAAGAATAAAAAATATTTAGATGCTAATTATAAAGAGGTATTTAGATATTATGGTAGACAATTAGACCATGTAGTTATACAGACAATAGCACCTACTATAGAGCAAATTCAAAAGAAAGTTAGAGAAATACAACCTGCTTGTGTGATTGTAGATTATATAGATTTAGTTCAAACTAGTCATAAAGAAGAATATGGACAAATAAGAAAAATAAGTCATAGTCTTTCTAGTCTAGCTGTAAATGAAGATATTATAGTTATACAATTATCACAAATAAGTAGAGAATACTCAAGAAACCAAGTGATGGATTTATATGCTGGTAAAGGTTCTGGAGCTATAGAAAATGCTTCTAGGAAAGTTATAGGCATAAACGGTCAATCATCACAAGCAGAAAAAGAAGTAAGATTATATAAGAATTCTGATGGTGACTTATTCTCTACTAAATTGAAATGGACACCGAGTTTTAGATTAAGGAGAGTAGATGTCGAATAAAGTAACTACAAGAGATTTAATAAGTGATATAATTGACTTAGAAACCCAAATAGAGTATTGTAAAGATGCTAAAGAAAGAGAAGGTTTACAAGGTGAATTAGTTACTGTTAAACAAGCAATTGAAAAGAAAATGAAAAATCTAGATATATTTGATTTCGAATTAACAAGAAAGAAAAATTTGCTTCAAACTGAAATAGATACTTATTTAGCTGAAGCTAAAAGGTTAAAAGAAAAACAAATAAAAATAGATAAAATTAAAAAGTTCTTTGACCATGTTCTTATACCAATGGTAGTAAAAGAAGTTGGTAAAGATGGAAAATATGAGACTGATAAAAAACGATATACTTTGTATAAAACTTATGGTGCCTTAGAAATAACAGACCAAGAGATAATAGATTCAAAGTATAAAAAAATGAAAATGGAACAATTTATAGACAAGAAAGAAGCCCGTAAAGATGCTATTGAGGCAGATAAAAAAGGAGAGCAATTACCTGGATTAACTGTAAATAAAATAGAAAGGGTTAGAAAATCATGAGATTATTTGGATTTCAAATAGAAAAAGATAATTTCGAGCTTAATATATTAGGCTTTAGAATAGGATGGTCACTAGAATGTGGTCAAAACTGTAATGATTATGCAATGATGTTCCATATAGGGTTTTTAAATCCTGGGGTAACAATAATGTTAAGCTGGAGAAGATAATGTCTAGAAGAAGAGAAAGTCAAAAAACTAAAATATTACGATATTTAGAAGATGGTAACAAAATAAATCCTATGCAAGCGTTGAATTTGTTTGGATGTTTCAGGTTATCTGCTGTAATTTTCGATATTAGAGCTGAAAAAGGTTATGAATATATCAAAACTACGAAAATTGAAAATCGTAATGGAAATAAATATGCTGAATATGCAGTAGCATAAATAGCACAAAAAATACTATCTGGGGGGCATATTAATATACCTACCACAACATCATCAATACTTGGCATGTCCCCCATAGATAGTAAGGAGAATTAATGAATAACTTTTTTATATATAACGATGAATGGAAACAGAGATACTTAACTAGGGACATATTGTCAAGAGATTGGGAAATGTTCATAGATGAAGTAAAAACAAGAGGAGTGGGGAGAGATATATATTATTTCCCTTGTTTTAGAGAAGAGTTTTGTGATAAAGTGGTCAAAATGGCTAATGATTTAAATTTATGGGGAAAGATGGGTCATGAATCATATAGAACTAATGATACTTGGCTTAGAAATATAGGATTAGATGATGTTTATAATGAGTTTATAGACGAATATATAGTTGATTTAGTAGAATATGCTTATAAAACAGCAGACAATATGAATGAAAAAGGTTTAAGTAAAGAGTATCAATTTGCTCAAGGAAATGTAGAATCTGATACTGTTATGACAGAAAATTTTATTGTTAAATATATACCTGAAACAGAAAATGATAGCTTATCATGTCACTGTGATGACAGTACTTATAGTTGTCAGGTATCATTGAACAATGCATCAGAATATACAGGAGGTGGAACTTGGTATACTAAACAAGAGACTTTATTGAAACCACCTAAAGGTTATATGAATGTGCATCCAGGTAGTCTGGGATTTAGACATGGAGCTAGAAGGGTATATTCTGGGAATAGATATACTTTAGTTAGTTTTATAAGACAAGATATTGATTGGGAAAAAATTGAACGAATAAAAGAGGAGGTTAGGTATGCCGAGCAAAAACAAAGCAAGGGGCAATCGACTGGAGAGATTGGTCGTAAACCAAGCAAAAGAAGCGGGACTTGATGCTATAAGAGCTTATGCTAGTAATGGATTAGCAATAGGTGAAGCTGAAGATGTTGATGTGAGGATAGAAGGTTTTAGAGGGCAATGTAAAATGCGTAAGAAGATAGCATCACATTTAAAACCTCCTGAAAGTTGTGAGATAGCTCTTGTTAAGGAAGACAGAGAAGATACATTGGTTGTAATGAGGTATCCACAATGGTTAGAGTTAATTAAAAAAATAAAAGGTTTAGGCAGAGGCTATATAAGCAATGACAATGAAAAAAAAAGTGAATAACAAATAGTGATTATGTTGAGCGGTAGTATGTATATAGGTCGGAACTCTGCCTAGAAATTATGAAAAGAAAAAAACCAACAAACAAAGAGATAACAATGGTCCTTAATGGATTGATTATGGAAATAGAAGCCATAAAAATCAGAATAACTATGCTTGAAGGTAAAAAGATAGGAGATGAAAAAGATGACAAAAAGTGATTATGAAGCAATAGCTGAAATTATTCGTCATATTTTAGGTGGTAGTAATGTTTATCATGCATTTGTTGACACAATGGTTAACTATATGAAAGCAGAAAACCCACTATTCAATGAGAATAAATTCAGAGAAGCATGTAGAGAAAATCCAGACAAAGATGGTGAAGCAAGAATAAAGACTATTGAAAATAAAGCTGATACGAAAGATGTTGAAGCAAGATTAAGAAAATACCAGAATGATAAATCTGGTATGAGAGCCGCAATGGATAGGATGAATGAAAAATTTAAAAAACTTAACAAAGAAATCAGAGAAGAAAAAAGTAATTTGCAGTAATTGCAAAAAAACATATAAACTGAAGTTCAAGGTAAATGTAAGAGAACAGATGTGGAGATGTAGAATGTGTGGAGCCTTTAATTATTTTTAGGCTCTATGCATTTTTTTTTTACATTTAAAGGATGGTGATTTAGAAAGGTTTTTTGGAGCCACCTTTTTTCATAGTAGAACCAATAGTTTGAAGAGGTAATCCAGTCATATACTCTACACTCCAACCTGGGTTCTCTATTGACCTTTTAATATCTCTAGCAAACCTACCTCCAGGAAATAATGTAGCTGTTGAATAATTAGCCATTTTCTCCCAAGAACCAGATGTCCATGCAATCCATGCGTCTTGACTACTTCTTCCTATCTTACCTACTAAAGGAGGAGTAACCATTTGTAAAGGTCTTAAGTTTTTAGGCCACATAGACTTATCTCCCCAGAATGCTTTATTTCTCGTTTTTTCATCACCAAATAACCATTCCATAGTATCTTGAGCCCAGTTCCAAGGTGCTGGTAATGCGGCATTAAATACACTATATGGAAATAAAGATGCTAATGATAAACTAAATATATCCAACATCAATAACCTTTCTAATCTTTTCATTTCAGTAGACTCTGGATTAATTCCGTATATAGCTGCTTGACGAAGAGTGTTTCTTCTAAAGTCAACAGAATTATAAGACCATAATTGAAATCTAGACAACACTTTACCCAAAGATGTAGATGCGAACATCGGTCTGAAAGGAGCAGAATATAAAAACTGTGTTGCCTTAACTCCTTGTTTAGCCAACCTAATTAACTCTGGATTATTGTATTCCAAAGCTCCTCCAAAGTTTTCATGTGCTTGAACTAAATGAGCCATAAAAGCATCTCTTCTTAACATTCTTTCCGACTTTTTCATAAACCAAGCAAATTTATTAAACATAGCATCTGTAACTCCATGTTCTTTCGCTAAACCCCTTAAACTCCTATCACTCATATTAGGGTCACCTGTAATTTGTTTAGCAGCATCTCTAACGAATTCACCAAACTTTTTACTTTTAGCTTGAGGATTTAATTCTAACTCAGCTATAAGAAACTCTTCATTAATACCTTGTTCTTGAACAAATCTTTCTATTTTCTCCCAACTATCCCATTCAGGATTGATTTTTGTTCTCAAATATTCTAGATTTCTACCATTTTTCCAGTTTTTAAACCCAGTAGAGACCATAGTGTGTGTAGTACCACCATATATATTACCTACAGCAGTTTTAGGATGAGCAAGTAAAGATGCTAACTGATACTTTGCTTCTAAAGAAGAGAAATTCTTTATCTGCTGGTATGTTATTTCTTTAAATCCTTCTGGTAACCCTTCTTCTTTCATTCCAAGTAAATCTTTCATTTTATTCACTTGTTTAGCTACTTCAGAATCTGCAAACCATTTAAAAGCTGTTCCATCTAAATTCATTCTAGGATTTTCTAACATTTCTTTAGGTATAACACTAGGATGACCCATAGCATTCTGACCATAAAGTTTTATAAAATCATGCCAAGCATTTATCAATTCTTTTGGAACATCTCCTCTTGCTTCCATACGACCTTTAAAATCCTCTAGAATTCTTCTTCCCATAAACTGAGATATTTTCCTATAATAAGCATCAGTTATACCTCTTATATAAGAAGAGTAAGAAATAGGGTCTAATGACCATCCTGGAGCATGTTCTTCTCTTGTAAACAGATTACCAGGTTTATTAAAGGAGTCTATCCATTTTATAGTTGCATCTCCTTGTTTATTTTTAATAGCTTCTAATGCATTGTCCCACATTTCTGACATCCATTTATCACCATGTTCCATTGTCCATTCACCAGTTCTTGCTTGATGCCTTAATACCAAACTAACCATTCTTTGTTCTTTCTGCTCTTTAGTTAATTTTGGATTTTCTTTAATATCTTTAGCAGATTTTAAATACTGATTATAGGCAACCTTTCTATCTTGGAAAATATGTGGAAAATATGTAGACCAATCTCCAATTTTATCATATTCTCCTGTTGGTTTTAGTTTCCTTGCCAATAGTAATAATTTAGGACTAATAAGCTTATTAGTTTTAGGGTCAACAAAATCTTTAGGAGCTGATTGTATCATAGCTTCTCTATGTATCATTTCCATGAAATCCATTCCTAAATCTTCTTGAGGTCTTTTTCCTTCCCTTAAAGAATCAGCAATATCTTTTTGAAATTTAGCAACATCTAACTCAGGGTCTTTTTTCATTATCTCTCTAACAGACATATTTTCTATATCAAGAATTTCTCCTGTTTCTCTAGAAACTACTTCTCCATTTACTTTTTTAGCATATTTTTTAATAGCGCTTTTGTCTGCTCTAATATACTTTTCATGCATTTCTTTATTAAATTCTGTAAGTCTTGTTTTAAACAAGTCAACAACTTCCCTTGTAGACATTTCATATGTTGCATCATCTTTAACATCTTTAAATTTCCAAATTTTATCTTTTATCTTATTAAAAATTTTATTATGTTTTTTATAATTTTCTAGATAAGGTATTCTATCTTCTTGTTTATTCATTTTTTTTGCAATTGGATACTCCATTTCACTTACAGCAATTCTAAATAAATCCGTACCAAATGGTTCTCCATCTGCTCGTAACGAGTCCATAAATCTAAATGAGTCATCAAATCTAGTTTTTATATCTACATATGATTGTGATGCGAACCCGTTAGATGCATGCACATACTCTTGAAATGCAGATAGGTGAGTATAAGGAATATAAACATCTCCAGTTTTTTGAGTAATTTTCATATTTCCATCTCTAGTCCAATACACACCTTTTCTTTTAAGCAATACCATATCTTTTTTAATCATATCCCTACTTACATTTCTTGGTAACCCAAAATACCACCATTTAGGGATTTTTTCACCATTATCTATACTACTGAATATCTTTCCTATCATAGGACCATCTACCATATCCTGAACAATGTTGTCAAATGTCCTCCAATCCATCATATCCATAGCAGAAATATCTTTGTTTAAAGCTCCTTTTACCATACCGACTATATCTTCTGCAGCAGAACCATGTAATTTGGCTAAATTATCTCTTATTCTAGCCATCATTTCTAAATCTTCTTTCTTAAATTTATATTTAAGTGCTTTTTTAGGGTCTACTATAGCAGCAAATGGTTCTAAATCATCAACTACTTTCATAGGGTCATTAACTCCACCTTCTACTGTAGTTCCATCTGGCAGTTTTATTTTTCTTTTAGTATACACATCATCAACTAATTCATCTAAAACTTTTTCAGACTTTTCTTTTTCTTTAGTCTTTTCAGCACCTCTTTCTATTTGTCTATAAACTCTATTAAACTCATTTAAGAAACTTCTAGTTGATTGGTTAGAAATCTGGTCTGATTGAAAACCTAATTTAGAAACAGATGTGGGTTTACCTTTGTTAAAGGACTGAAGCATTAAACCATCGAATAATTTCTTTTCATAACTACTTAATGTCTTTTTATATTCCTTTATGGCAATATTAATTTCTTCAGTAGTCTTTAATCTACCTGGTTGTTTACCTTGATATTTAGGGGCAATGGTTTTTGCTCTCATGTCTTCTAATTCAGGGTCTATAACAGTAGGTTCTCTTTTTCTGTCAGCTTTAAATAAAGCAGCATGGTCTTTTTTAAACTCCTCTGTTTTATTATATATCTCTTTGAATTTACCTATTTTAAATTTAGGATTTTGCAATAACTTATAAAACCATGAGCCTGAAATAATATCAGTTAAATCATTAGTAATCTTTGCTTCTTGAGCATCTCTATACTTCTTAAGCATCTCTCTTCTTCCTGAAGAAGTTGACATCAACTCAAACATTTTGTTTACTTTCCAAAGATTTAAATTATGATATTTTTTACCTTTTTGAAGTTTTGTGCCCCAATATAACGGTAATTCTTGACCTTCTTGCCATGAATCTTTTGGAAGATAGTCAGCTATATCTTTCTCTTTTATATTTCCTGTTTTAAGAATATCTTTAGTTCTAGATTCATCTTTTGATATTCTATATAATTGTATATCGTCATGTAAGTAATTCTTAAATATCTTTTTCATGTCAGGAGGTAATACAGAGAAACCTTCTCTTTCCATAGATTCTAGAAGCTCTTTAAATTGTGGGAACTTAGCTAATTCTTTCCTTATCATGTTATACTCTTTATATAAAGCATCTAATTTTGGTTGACTAATTCTTTTAAAAATAGATTCAGACATATCTGTTTTTTTAACAAGTTGAGAAACTATAGGCATATAGGTATTTTGTGTAAATCTTGAGCCTTCTTCTGCCTTTGTAGTAATATCCAGTGAATCCCATTGTTTATTAAACTCCATATTTTTGCCCCATAACGCTGAATTTACTTTAGCTAAAGAGCTATATACATCTGTATTTTTAATCCAAGACATAGAACCTACAGATTGATTAAATCCATTATTTACTCCTGTTTTTAATTGACCTTTATTATCCATCCTTCTTCCATTTATAATAACAACCGTATCAAAAAGAGTGTTGTATTGATGTGTAAATAAGTCAGGAATGCTTTTTAAACCTATTTCATCCATAGGGTCAGCAGTATATCCTATTAAAGCATTTTTCATCTTTCTAAATTTCATTAAATCCTTTTTAGGAGTAATCATTATTTGTATAGGTTTACCTTTTCTAGTCATTCCTTCATGTAGAAAGACACCATCTTTCATTGCGCTTATGTGAGCATGCATAGCTTGAAGTATGCTACTTTGAACAACGGCAGGACCTAATTGAGCCCTTCCAGTTTGAGCCGCTGTAGACATTTGCATTCTAGCGAAGGGAGAAAACTTAGATGACCTACTGTTATATATCTCTGTTATGCTTTTTCCAACTCTTTGCTCTATCTTTCTTTCTTCAGGAGTAGCATCTCTAAGTATCTTATCTCTACCTTCTTGCCATTCTTTAATTTTATCTCCTTGCCAATCTACACCATTTTCAAGTAATTCATCTTTATTCTTGTGATATAGGTCACGCCAAGACTTTTTAAACCCAAAAAAGTTATACGCTTTATCTCCATCATTATCCGCACCACCTAATGCTCTCATATTAAGTTCATTCATGACAACACCATGACCTTTTCTTCCAGTAAATCCACCAAATTCCATTTGTCTAGCTCCAGACATAGAAGCCATAGGAATTCTAACTCCTATTGAAGTAAAATATTCTTTAACTACATCAGCGTCATATTTGTTCCTGTTTTTCCATAATTCACCTAAAGTTTTTTCTTTAGCCCAGTCGACTTTAACCTTCATATACTTATGACCATTATCTAAATAAAACTTATCAGAATCAAATGAACCATTTTCTTTTTTTATATCTTCAATAACATGATGGTCCATTCCTCTTATTCTAGATACTACACTATTATCTAGCTTAGGCTTAACAGCTCTACTTAACATATAATTCTTTTTAACTGTCAACATCATAGGTCTGCTATATTTATGCAGGAAAACACCTATATCTTTACCTGAGTCAACATTATTAATCATTTTGTCAACAACAGAATCAAAATCTCTTATCTCTGCTCTATATCTATTTACCTGTTCAGAGTCTAATTCAGCTTCACCTAATTCTTGCGACATAGTTTCTAACTCTGAATCAAGCAACTTTCTATACACTTTAACTGCAAATCTTGAATGTTCTGGAGAATTCATAACAGCAAATAAATCTTCTACTGAAACTTTTTCTAAATTATTTATAATACTATCTTCTAGTACTTCATCCTTAGTTTTATGTAATTCTTTTAATTTTTTATTCCAAGACTCTTCTCCTCTATAAGAGTTACCAACTAAAGTATCAAACATATCTTCAAAAGTTTTTAATACTTTCTCTTGCTCAGCAGGGGTTTTAGCAGAATAAAGGAATGGAGTAAAATTAGACCACATTTGTTTAGCTATTCTTTGAGGAGCTGACATATGTGAGTCTGTTATTTCAGAACCAATAACTTTTAAATCTTTAGGACTTATTTCATATACTTTATTTTGGTCTATTTTACCAGATTTATAATCTTCATAGCTATGAGACTCTCTTAATCCTTGTTGCTTAACAGCACTTTCAAACATAATACCATGTATTTTACCGCTCTCCATAAGCTTACTGAGACTCTCTCCCGATGAATGCACCATGTATTTGCCAAGAAGTCCTCCATTTGTCCTCCCCCTTCTAACTAACATACTTTTTACTTGACCATCTCCTTCTTTACCTCCTTCAAAAACTCCTCCATTATTACCGTGTTTTTCTATAACCTTGTCGTGCATAAGGAAAATACCATCAGTTCTTTCTTCACCTGCAGGGTCATCTTTAACTATAATAATTCTTATATTACCATCTTTTGTAACATTAGGCAATCCTTCAAAAGTGTTGGCATCATTTGAATAACCTGTAGTAAATAATATTTGTGCTCTTTTATTGTAATCTTTAGCAGATTTCAGGAAACCAGGGTGAGTATATAGTAATTTATAATGCTCTGGATTTTTCTTATTAAAGCCATTAAAATCCATATCATATCCAACATTAGACCAATAAGCGTCTTCTAGCATTTTTTTAGTCCTAGAATGCTCCTCACCCTTTAATCCTTCCAAAAAGGCATCATTTAGAGCGTTTTTCTCTGTAAGCCATGCTTTACCTATCTTTTGACTTATAAAGCCAGGAGCTTCCGATTTTATAGTTTTCAGGTCGGGGTGCTTTTTCATAAAAATGTTCATTTCTTTGTCACCTTTACCGCCCATATAATAATAACCTAAGTCATCCATATGTTTCATAATTTGTCTGAATGCAGTCATATATTCTTTATGAGCGTCTTGCACATTCCATTCATTTTTTCTTAATAAATGAGTTCTAAATCCTTTTAAATCAAACTCCTCTGTTCTTCCTTTTTCATTTATAATAGTAAAGTTTTCATGCATAACCACAGGTCTATCACTTTTATCTGGTTTCTCTCCTGTAATTTCATAATATATTTTTTCATATTCTTTAAGAGGGTCTCTAGCTGCCCTGTCATTGCCCATAACACTTTTGTTACCATAGTTTATCTGAACTTTTCCATCTATATAGTCAACATATACTATGCCTTTTCCATCTTTTATCTCCTTAATATGCCTTCTAAGTCTTCCTTCTTCCGCTTTAGGCATTATACCTAAAATAGCATCATTTACTTCTTTTACAATATCTTCTGTTTTAGTCTTTGGATTTATTTTATTTAAAACATCCTGTACTTTAGCAGACATTTCTTTTACATATTTATCTTTTTTCTCCCCTGTCATAGCATCTATTTCTCTTTTTTTAGTCTTTTTGACTATACTTTCAGCTTGGTTGCCATAACTAATTACAGGTGTTCCACCTACATCACTTTCATTTATAATTCCAGAAGCTCCAGTAGCATCATCTCTTCCTGGTGATTTTATTGTTTTTCCAACTATAGCATTAGGGTCTTCAGAAAACCTTCTACCAAAACTATGTTCTGGTTGTTTTTTCAACTCCCAGTAAACAGGCTTTCTATTTGGTTGTGCATTATAATTAAACTTTATATAATCATAATCTCCTTTAAAATAATCGTGTAGAAACTCTCTTGCTTTAGCTTCATCATATTTTCTTAAAATCTTTTTAGCTCCTTCAACATCTTTCTTTGACAACATTCTTAATAAATCTCTAGGAGTATCAATATTTAATATCTTACTTCCTTTTTCTATAATCTCAGTTTCTAATCTATTTCCTTCTTTTCTATATATAACTGTTTTATCAGCAAATTCAGGTCTTTTCCTTATTACAGGTTCTCCAGTTTGATAATCATATCCTATAAACTCCATATCTGGAGGTAGTTTTTTATTTTCAAATTTTATTATTTTTTCTCTAGTTGCCTTATCTGTCATTTGCATAAAGAATGCTTGAGCAGCTTCATAATCTCCTACTCCTTTTTCAGCTAAAGTTTCTTTTGCTACTTTCTGAGATGCTTCAGATAAACCTTCCCATCCTTTAACATCTTCTGGACCTTTAGTGGGGTCATTAGCTCTTTCTTTCATTGTTTTAAAAGCATGTTTTTTACCTTGCTTTAATGAATAAGGAGTCTCATTATATCCAAAGTAAGCACCTAGGACATAGTTATATATTTGGTCAACATCAGTATCCCCTCTCATAGTAGAGGGCATTCCTTGGAAAAGAGAGCCAGCAATTGCCCTTAAATTCTTTTCTCCTTGAGCAGCACCCTTACCTATGGCATTACCTATACCTCTAAATACAGCACCTGCATAAGCTCCATGTAAAGCACTTTGAAGTACAGCGTCTACATTGCCTTTCCATAGTTCTTGTTGTGTAGATATAGCACTAGCAACACCAAGATGAACAGCTCCTTCTATAGAATCTTTAGCCCAATCTTGTGACAAGAAACCCATAGCATCTTTTTTAGCAGATTGACTTCCTTTATGGGCACTACTCATAAATTTACTAGCTAATTTTTTAGATTTTTCAGTAACAAATTTAGCACCTAACATAGGTAGAGATTTGCCTTGTAAACCAGCTATCATTCTTTGTGTCTTTGAACTAGCTCCTAAGGCTTTAGCAATTGGAGCGCCAGTCATACCAGCAAATCCAGCAAGATGACCTAAACTACGAGCTATTTGTGCAGATTTTGCATAAGGTTGCTTACCCCAACTTAATGTAGTGAAGCCTTCTGCATAGCCTTTACCAGCTTCTTTTAATAGGCCTATTACACCAGGGTTAGTATCTTCTCTTGAAAAAGGAAGTCCCCAATAATGAGCATGTTCTTCTACTTCGTTTTTTTGATTATCATCATATAAATGAGGAAATATCTTGTAGTGAGCTACTTTGCCACTAGTTTCTGTACTTCCCCATTTCGGTTGAAAGTTACTCGACTGAGATGTTTGTATGGCATTGGCCATTACAGGGTCATAGTTTGATTTTTCATTTCACCTTCCCATAAAGACTTAATTTGGGAAGCCCCTTCTGAACCTATTATGCTAGTTAAATCATATATGTCTTTAGCAATCCAAGCCCATCCTAAAAATGGTATAGCTCCTTTTATTGGTAAAGTAGCTAACTTGAGTGCAACCTTTCTAGCAACTTTTGGTCCAGCTATCTTATTAACTCCTCTTAAAAATCTATTCATAGCACCGCTTGTTTTTTTAGGACCACCACTACCTATAATAGCTGCACCACTTTTACCTACAGAAGTTCTATAGCCCCATTTAACTAATTTTTTAGCATTACTAAGAGGGCTTTTACCTACCCCTCCAAATAAATTCTTAGCTCCAGGATTTGCTTTTAAAAACTTTTTTCCTAAAAATGGAATTTTAGTTGCTCCAAAACCAGCCGCTACACCCCAAGGTATATTCTCCATAATCTTATTCATCATTCCACCTTGAGTAGTAGCTATTCCTGCAGGAGTATAAGAAGCAAATTCTGGTTTTTCTCTTACTTGTGATGAAATATATTTCCCTAAAGAATAATTTTGGTCATCTGATAAAGCTTCATTAATATCATCAGGAGTAAAACCTAATGATTGAATTTGAGCCATTTTATTAAGAAGCATGTTGTCATAAATTGCTTTTGAATTTTCATATGTTGATGAAAACTCTTGATGATTAGGAACTACATTAGCTCTCTTTGAAGCTATACTATAATCATCCCATGCCTCTTTTATAGTTGGGAATGGCTTCCCTGTATACTCCCCTGAAATTGAACTTTTATTAAGGACTAAATTATTACCTTCAACACTAAATAGCTTGTCAACATTATTTAAACTTTTAGCAAAATATGATTTAGTAAAACCAGTATTCATATCTATACTTCTTCTATATTCACTAGGAGCTATCCTTGATAGTATCTTGTCTGCTTCTGTCCCTTGAGTTTGTGTATTAGGGGGTGTTATATTCATTGCTAATCCTGATTGTAATCCCATTACGCTGCTCCTTCATTAGTTTGGCCCACAGGAGGAAATACAGTCTCAGGTACTTGAGGTAGCTGCATTCCACTCTGTTTCATTTTCCATAATTGTTCTAAAATTTGTTCTTCACTAGCTTCAGGACTCATTGATTTATAAAAAGCCATTTGATTGGCATCAATAGTTTCAAAGAAAGCTTGTTTTTCACTCTCTTCATCATAAGGAGTTCCTTCAAATTCTTCTGTTTCTCCTTCATAATAAGTACCTGCATCTAATGCTTCTTGCATAGCTGATGGAGTTGTTTCTCCTGCAGCGTACTTATCTCTTTCAAATAAAACCTCTCCCATCTCTGCATCACCCGCAGACCCAGGGGGATAAGACACTTGGTCTTCTGCTTCCATGTTTGCTTGAGCTTCTTTCTGTAGCATAGCTTGTCGTAAATCAAAAGGTTCCCCCTGAAATCTATCAGGCCAATCTGCATTAGTTGCTCTAACAAGCCAATCTGTAGCTTTATTTACTATATTACCATGAACTTCTTTTATTTTTTTACCTGCCTCTTTTACTCCAGGGACAACAGACTCATGCAAAGCTTGTGCGATATTGTCTGTCATTGGAGAACGAAGACGCTCAGCCCAATTTCCTTGAATGTAATCTGGAATAAAACCTTCTCTCCCTTGTAAATAATCAGGGATAAAACCTTCTTTTCCTTCAAAGTAATCAGGAACATTACCTTCTCTTAGTTTTAATTCTTCTGAATCAGGATGGCTTCCAGGCATTACACCACCAATAGTTTGAGCTACATTTCCAAGTTCAGGATTATTTTCTTCAAATCTTTTATACCAATCAGAACCTTCTATTCCTGGAGTCTCTGATGGTTCTTCTTGATTATTAACTGCGTTTGAGACAACATCAGTTTGGTCAGTATCAACAGCTTCATTTACTAAACTACTAGTATCGCTAGGTATAGTAGTTGTATTTTTATTCTGTTTATTAGTTTCTATATCAGAAGTTTTATCTCCAAATATTCTTGATAAAGCTGTAGTAAAAGCAGCACCCATACCTCTTCCTAGTTTAAAGCCTCTACTAGTTCCTTCTTCATCTGTTTTATGTAACCAATTATAATTTTGTAATGCCATTTAATCTCCTAACCGTAATAATCTTGGTTATAAGGCCCATGATAAGCGCCTGCATCTGTGTTTTGTGGGAATAATTGTCCTAATCCATAATCAAGCAATCCTCCACCTATTTCATTTATAGCTCCAGCTCTATTTACATCAGACTGAAAACCATGTTGTTGATTAGCTAAAGCTAAACTTGCAGCTTCATTATCTATTTGTTGCCAATAAGGAAGAGTAGATGCTAAACCTTGACCAGCTTGACCTGTTTGACCTAACATATAATTGCTAAAGTTTTGTCCACCTCTTTCTGCAGCGTTATCATACAATTCTGATAAAGCTTCATTTTGCATACCGCTAGTAGCTCCACCCATTCTTCTTTCTCCTGCTAATTCTCCCATAGCAGCTTGGTCCATAGATTGTTCATCAAATCTTTGTGATATTTTTTGATTCATAGCACTATTAGGGTCTGCCATATCTCTGTAATATTTCTCTAATTCTTTTGCTTTTTGTGAAGATGGTCCATATTGACTTCTAATAGCATTTATATCATAATTTAAATTAGGAGAATACATTGCACCAGCACCTCCAAGAGCAGTAGACAACAATCCTCCTCCTTGTCCACCTCCCATCATTTCTGAAAACTTATTTCTTAATTGTCCACCACCCCATAATCCATCTCCAGATGGGTCTAAAAAGGAACCTTTTCCCCAATCTCTTGCTTTACCTAGCAAACCTGACAATTTACCTTGACCACTTAAAAAACCACCTGCTTTTCCAAATAGTCCAGTACCTCCTCCAAATCTTCCACCTAACATTTTTTTACCAAATTTAGCTGCTTTTCCAAGTAGTCCACCTCCCATTTTACTAAACATACCTCCGCCTAGTTTACCAAAAGCTTTTCCAAGTAATCCTCCTCCTGGAATAAACATAGAGCCTACTTGAAGTAGTTTGGGACCATATTTCTTTAAATTTTGACCTAACTTTTTAACGCCTCTTTTAAGTTTACGGCCAACTTTCTTTAAACCTTTACCTATTTTCTTAAAAAAACCCATTAAATCACCTCTTTTTCATCAGTTTAATATAACCTTATTCATTCTTTTTAACAAGTCTAAAAGTAATATTATTAAGTTGTGTTATAATTTCATTCACTTTCGAAGCCAATGAAGCTAAGTCATCTTTAGTATCTGATGTTGTATCATTTAATGTATCACTAATAGTTCCAGTAGTGTCATCTGTTAAAGAAGTTATAGGAGTATCTGTTCCTCCAGGTCTTATCCAACCCTCTGCTGACCTAGCTTCAACTCTATACTTGTCTTCACCTACTTTAGATATTCTTAAATCTCCTGGTTTTCCAGCAGATAAATCACCTAAAGCTATTAAGCTAGAATTAACAGAATCTATTATCTCGTTAATGTCATCATAAATATCTGCGAAAGCTCTATTTAAATCAGTATCATCAACTATAGGGGCACTTTTTTTAGAAATACCCATTATTTCTTTTTCTTATAAAGTTTATTAATTCTTTTTTGCACTCTTTTTTTCTTTCCTAATCCAAGTTTTCTTTTTCTAGCCAACACATCTATCTTTCTTTGTGTTTTACCAGCTGTCCCTTTTTTATATAATTTACTCTTTCTAACTTTCTTTTTGTATGTTCTTAGCTTTTTCCTAGCAGCCATTTTTGCTTTTAACTTTTTAAACGCCATTTTATCTCCTGGTTATTTTATTGATTTCATTGTATATATTATAGATATACTTTCTATTGTTTTACTAGCAGACAATACAAGCTTTAATGATTTGCATTTTCTTCTTGCTCTGTCAGGTATAAATACTTTAGTTCTAGGCCCGTCTGTTTTACTTGTAAATCCAGTCCATTCACCGTCTAGAAATCCAAATAATTGTGTATCATCGTTTAATAATCCCTCTTCACCTGCATCATGGTCAACCATGACTTTTATTTTTTTAATATTTTTATAAACATCATCATATCCAAAGTTTAGATTTTTTGATGCCCAAGTAAATGAACTTTCTTTTTCTTCTGAACCTTGAAACTGCTTTAAAGAAGACAATGTTTTATTATCACTGTCATATGCAGATAATATAAGTTCTCCTTTAGCTCCAGGTAAGGCTCCAAATATTCTTCCTTCATCTAATACATATTGGTCCCATCTATCTAAATCTGCAGTAAAAGATAGCACTTTATTACTTCCTTCAACTTCAAGATTTTCATAATAGTTCCCTCCTGAAGATGTCTCTTTATATTGACAACAATCTTCACATCCCCAAACAGCATTAGCGTTATAATTTTCAGCTAATGGGTCAGTACAACCTTCATAACTCCCTTGAGAATTCCAATCTATAATTAAATTTGAATAACTAGTATTATTCCCGTCTGAAAAGCAGACTGACATAGGTATACTTTGGCAATGATAATTCTCGTTACCACAAGTTCTTACTGTCATAGAATGCCCTTGTCCATCCATATTATCATTGATATCAAAAGTTCCTAAAGGACTTGAGGCATACGGATAATCAGCTGCGTCAGCACACCCCCCATAAGTATTTAAAATATCTCCATTTTCATCTTTCACTTCTACAATGCATATTTGATGGGGGAATATTAATTGACTTACCCAGAAGTTTCCTTGACTTAAATTAAAATCATTGTTACTTAGGTCAGAAAAAACAATATTCATTGAAGCAGCACCATTGACACCATGAGTTTTACCACAAGGAGCTTGGTAAATATCATCAATTGGAAAATATTGACTATCAATATTAGGACAATGAGTACATTCATATTGCCCATCCCAATTGTCATTTTTATTTTCTTCTGTTATAGTTATCCAATCTTCATCACTTTCAGCTGGTCCAAATGGAAATACTCCCGTTATCTCCATCTCTGTATTAAATTTTCTATTTTCGTCTAAATATAATTCACTATCAGGTCTGCAATCTACACATGTGCTTTGAGGATTTCTTATATCATCTGTATTATAAGGAGATACCCAAGAACAAGGAGATTGATTATACCACACTAATTGCAAACAAGGAGAACCTCCACAGTCACATTGGTCAGGGTCTAAAACATTAGCTTCAAATAAAATTCTTCCATAAAGCTCATTACCATATTCAACATGCTCTCCCCAGGCATCCATAGTATCCCCATATCCAGTATTAAAGTACAAATCAGTGCCTCCATAATATGTAGTTCCTCCAGCACTATATCCTATATATTGGTTAAATTGCTGATAAAAGTAGTCAACTTCTTGGGTAGTCAACCCACATACTATCTCATCACTAATCCCTGTATTTTGTATTATTGGCATAGGATAATTTGCTGTTCCTTTATCAAAGTATGGATAAAGAGGTTCACAGCATGAATTTTCTATACTATCATTGCAAAACTTATTAAAAGACATCCCTGCTTTAACAATAACTGAAGGTCTATCTGTGTTATAGTTTACCAGATTTCCTTCTAAATCATCCATTGCAGGATTTAATTCAGGAAAACTTTCTTCACATAAGAAGTTTTCAGAGTCATCACACCAATAATATCTTATACAATTCTTCTTTAAATTAACTCCACCATCATCCTTTACAATACTGTCTATTACTCCATCAGTAAATCTTATATTAGCATCTAATTGTAGTGAAGGAGAATCCCATACGGCCATACTTGAATTACCTACTATATCAGTTATTTTAACAGGCCATTTATGAGATTCTATTGTGGTATCATAAAAACTTAAATGTTTTCTTGGAGTATGTAGTCTGCAAAATTCAACAGAAGGCCAAACATCTCCTATTGACATAAGGGTTACTATTATATCATAGTTTATATTGAAAGTATGCCATGTATCTACATCAGAAAGGGCTTCATCATTTTCTGTGAACTTTATAGGAGTTTTAAAATTATACATTCCATTTCTTGCTAAAATTCCTTGAGGAGCCTCTACATTAAAAATCATACTTAAATCTGTAGTCTTAGCACTAATGCCATCTACTGCATTACTATAATCGTCACCTAGCAATTCTATAACTTGACTAATATTGCCATATCCTCCATTTGCAACAACATCATATATTTCTGGGTTATTTGCAAAAGGAACATATCCTCCTGAATCAATATATGCTTGCCAATCTCCACCCCAATTTTCAGTTACTTCATCTTGAAGAAACTCAAAATATAATTCAATATCCGCCCATCTACCTATAGATTCTTTTATTTTTTGCCATTGTATTTCAGGATGATTGTTCGCAACAAAAAACCAATGGTGATATTTAGCTCTATAATCTATAAAATCTGTATCAAAATCATTAGTTTCCTCATCCCATATTCCACAATTAACAACTGCTCTTTGTGGACCATTATTCAAAAACTTTGTATATACATCAATGTCAACATATGTCCATAAACCTGCTGGAGCCCTTCTTTCAGTTCTTTTATATGAGTATCCTACATTAGCTCTATTTAAAGGAATCATTTTATGCAATCCCATTAAATGATGTGAACTTAAGCCATCTAACCAGTCTTGGTCTTCAGAAAGCCCATTTGTCATCATATTCCCATATTCAGCAAATGTATTTGGATTTGTTTCTACCATTTCCCATAATCCTGTTACTGAATTAAAAATAGCACCACCAGGGATATAATTATTATTGTTATGTTGAGTCATCCAAATTAAAGGATTTTCCATTCCTCCGTTTTGATGAGCCTCAATCCAAGCGTCAACATCAGATATTAAACTAAAGTCTTCTATGTTATCAATAGCATCATAAAATTGTTGATAATTTTCAGGATTTGCTCCAGTCCAACCATCTAAAGAATTTTGTTGTCCATAACTAGCCCCAAGAGAAGAAAAGTCTTCAACTCCCATATCTGGAGAATATATTGGAGTCATCGAAGTATGCCCTTCCCATTCATCCATATCTATATAAGTTCCATTCCAATTGCCTCTTCTTATAGCTGGGGGGATTAGATTTCGAAAATCTCTAGAAACAATAGGCATTGTTCCTACTCTAATACCATAATTATTATTGTCTTTTAAATGTTTCCATCTAAAAACTTTTCCAGCAAATTGAGGTATATTATCTATTGTAAAAGCTACATTGTCATTAATCTCAGCGCCAGTAAGCCATACTCTTATAGTTTCTACACATCTAGATGGCTTCATCCAAACTTTATCTGAGCTTCTACTAACATAAGTTCCAGAATTAGTTCCGTTTTGATATATACTAGACCATTGATTGAATCCTTCAGGCGTTTCTCCCTCATAATATATACTATTAGTAACAGGATAGCAATAATGTTCACAATATATGCTATCTATTCCTTTTACTACAAAATCCGAATCATTAGGATGTGCCCCTGGAGTAAATACTCCATTTTCTTTTAAAGCATTATAAGTAGCATCTATCTGATGCCATGTAAAACCATTATTGTCTGGAGTACTATTTTCATCATTAGGATTACTTCCTACAGTAACTCCAGGGAATTGAAAGTTTTTCATTGTATAATTAAAACTATCTCCAAAAACTGGAGGTTGAAATTCATCTTCTAGAAGACCATCATGCTGATACATCCCCATATAATCTCTTTCAGTTGCTTTTAACCTAACAGAGCCATCTGTTTTATAAAGGCTAGTATCAGGAATTTCATCCATTCCATCATTCCATCTAGTTATTTCACTTCTTCTATAAACAGGAGTAAAGTTTGTTCCAAGGACTACATCTGGCCAATTAGCTATAGAGTTATTATCATCTCCTCCCATATAACCACCTGTCCATTTATTACTTGTATATCCTGCAAATCCAGTTTGAGATGTAAAAGAATCACTGTTTATATCTGACACCCAAACGAGCCTGAAAAGAGCATCTGGAGGTATATTAATTCCTACAATTTCAGCTGATTCTTGTGGAACATCAAAATTTTCTTGATACATAGTCACTGTCATATGTTCCAATAAAAACATATATGATAGAGGAATAACATGTTTAACTTTTATTGAAGAAAGGTCATCTGGGTTATAAGTTGATTCATCTATAATTTCTATATTCATCAATATCATACTTTTTGATAAATGATAATACCAATCCTGATTATAGTTGTAATAAGGATTGGTATTTGTACCATGTTGGTCTAAAAGAGTTGTCCAATTTTCATAATACCCTGTATCTGAAAGACTTTCATCCACCATATTCTCAGTAACAGGCATAAAACTATTTATATAATTTTTTTGAAATCCATTATACATTCCTATAGGATAATTTCCACTATTCATTCCATCTGCATAAAAGAAATCTCTAGGCCATTTATTTATAACTAATTTACCTTCAAAATACTTATTGTCTAGAATTCTATATTTAAGTCCGATATCCTTTGGTTCAAATAACATTATATTTCCTCATCTCCAGTTTTAACTAATCTTGCTGCTTCAAAAATAATAAATTGCTTTCTATTTGCATCAAAATGCAAAGATAAATTTTCTTTATTTGGTCTATTAATCCAACCTTCAAAGTTTTCAAAACTATTGCCAGAATATAATATTTTTGTTCCAATAGCTCTTGCTCTATGCCCATCATGCAAATAGATATTAGAATGGTCGAAAAAACACATTCCAAAATCTGTGACAACAATAGCTCTTGGACCTATACAGCCCATTCCCTCTAAAGTATCCATAACCCTTAAATCATTGGCATTGACAACCCATGTATTATTTAAATCAAATGCAAATATTTTGCCAGCAAATGCCTTAATAGCGGTAGGTTTTCCTGGAAGAATACCATAGTCCTTAGTCCAATCAAACTGGTCAAATTTACCTGTTTTTGATTTAAAAATATAATTTGCTACCTCTTCATCTGTTTCTAATATTCTACAATTTGCAACTACATGTTGATTGTTTATCTGTGTTGACAAACTCCAATGAACAAAACTTCTTGATACATTTTCTGAAATACCATTAAAGGCCTCATAAGAAACTAATTTTTTTCCTTCATCGAAAAATGAATATTCATAAAAATCTCCTGATTCAGTCCATCCTACATCTGTTTTAATTGATTTAACCAATCTATATAAATCATCTTCATTATCAATTCTGTACATATTTACTCTATTTACTCTAGAATTCATATCTTTTTTTGCAATTTTTAAATTACATTTTATAGACATTAACCCTCTATTGCTAGTTGTACCTTGAACTTCATGTTCAAAAGTAGTAGCAGTCAAAGGACTCTCTTGTCTTCCATCATATGTAAATGATAGTTTATATCTATATGTTGAATCTTCATCAAATTTATTATCAGCTGTTGCTGTCGCTACTATACCATTTTCAAAAGTAATTTTTGTATTTATTTGACTTATAGGAGTTTGAATTTGTATTGAATCATCTGGGGTAGCAAGGCCTACATCTGTACTTGCATTTATATAAAATTTACCAAAAGAATTCTCTCCTCCCCTAGACAACAAATAACCTATATAATCCCAAACACCAGAAAAACCTGCACTATAGGTATCTAGTATTACAGCAGGATATTGATAAGTGTTATCAGGGCCTACTATAACAGGAAGTCTTGAACTAGTTGCTGCACTAACAGTTCCTCCTGTACTCCATTGAGCGTTTTCTGTACCCCAATTATCAAAAAAACCATTTTCATTAGAAGAATCATTTTGATTATGCCCATATGTGCTTCCCACTAGAGTTATACTTGCCCCTGAATCTGTTAAAGCTAAATTATAGGCAAAAGTAGATGCCAAATCTCCAACAATATCGTCAACAATAGCATTTCTGACATCAGTATAACTAGTAATTCCATTTGTTCCTATCGTAGATATTTTAATACTATGAGCTCCTTGTTTGTTAGTTGCAGACCAAGATGCCCCTGTATTTCCAGGAACATGACTGTAATCTCCAGCTATATGACCTGCACCACTTCCATCTGCTGTAGCAGTATCTCTGTTTAATACTATCATAGTTCTATTTCTATGTGCAGGTCCTATTTTAGGAACTTGTATACCCACATAACGATAACCTCCTGCAGTCCCAGCATTACCTAATGCAGTTAAAAGTTGAGAACCATCACTTGTGTCTGTGGATGTGGCAGTTGCATTAAAATTAACAGTATTTGTTGCACCTGGGTCATAAAACATCCTACATAATCCTTCTCCTTCATCTATGTTATTTTCATTAAAGTCAATATAAACTTTTTCTATGTATGTATCTGGGGGGTCATTTTCTGCTTGTTTTAAAGAAGTAGTTATTATAACCTCTCTTTCATTAGAAGTCCTAACTGCTCCAGTGCTTATAGCAGTCGTTCTATCATAAGTATTTACTTTCCAATAATCGTTTAATAGGTCTATTCCATTTAATTTTGTAGGACCATATCTTATTTGAACATGACAACCGCGAGAATCTCCTAAACTACTAGGCATAGCATATTTTACACTATTTTCACTTAAATCTCTCATCCCCGCAGTATAGTCTCCAGTGCCATCATGAGCCTTTGTTAAGAACCCATTATTATCAAATTCTGCTTGAAATCCTATCTTAGGATAACCAACTTGAGTTCCCATTGCATAAGAACCTTTATGTGTATTTTTAACTAAAAACATAAAAGGCTCATTATGAAATCTTTTATGACAAGAATCTACACCGCTTTCATCTTCTCCAGGTTCAAAATTGTCTTCAAATTGCCAATATCCACCATCACTTGCATTAGCATCTTGTATCCATTTCATTTGCAATCTTCCTATCATATGCCAATTATGAGGCATTACGAAAAATCCAACTTGATGAACACCTGATTCATTATTTATATGAGTTGTATCAACTAAAGTATTATGCATAACTCTATAATTTGGATAATATCCTCTTCTTCCTTCAGCCCCCGACAGATAACCCCAATTAGTTTCTCCATCTGCGTCATCTCTATAATCTCTTATAATGCCAGTCATATTTAAATAACCAAAATCTATATAATTACACCAATCAAGTTCACTAGTATCTCCTTGATATTTTGATTCAACAGTAGGAGTTGGATTGCTTCCATATTCTCTAAAATCAGAATAATATTTATTTTTATCTGAAATAGTGCCATCTCTAGAAGTGATGTGGGGGCCAGTTCCATCTGCTTTTTGACCATTATTCCATATAAACATCGCAAGTTTATCACTACCTCCCCATCTAGATGTCCTCATATAGAACTGATAAGAGTTATGTTGAGCAGTTCCGTTCCAAACATCAACAGAAGTCTCAAGATTTCTATACACAATAAACGATGGTGTTGGAGGAGATTTGTCTTCAAATACTAATTGATGCAGTGTATCTCCAGATGACCAGCTCCATCTTCCATATGTAGTTGTGAAATCTGGAGCCCCAGACGCTCCCTCAGTATGAGGAGTAGTTCTTCTATTTGTTGTTGTATTTACTGCAAATAAATGATTTAAGCTAATCTGAGCCATATCTGTTTCAGTAGAATTGTTATTATTATCTGCATATGTATAAGTGTGACCACGAACACAACCATTTGTAAAGCCTCTATCTTGATGTACAGGAGAATCATAATCTATTGGAGCTAAAATAAACCAAAGATAATAGCTTGTACCTCCTGAAGTTTGTTTTGTTTCTACTATATCTGAAACTTGAACTTTTTTGTTACTATCATTAAATGACCTGCGGTAAGTGCTATCATATTGATAATTCCATGGAAAATCTAAATCAGAAAATCTCATTCTAAGACCTACAGTTAAATCTGCATTAGGCTCACATCTTAATGATGACCATGAATTTCCTACAACTTTTATAGAATGCATTACTTGTTCATCATCTTGAGAATAAGCCCATATAAATCCTATTTCAGATTTTTTTTCACAAGCGCACCAAATATTAAAATTCGCAGATGAATTAGGATTTTGTATAGCGTTTGATTTTTCTGTATTTCCATTTGCTTTGTTTATTCTCCATATATAGGGCTGTCCTCTTTTAATACCATATAAATATTTTTCTTCACTGTCTATCTTTATAAACATATCTATCAAAGGAAGTCCAGTTCCTACATCAGGAGAAAGCAGTTCTGCGTTTAATACTTTCGGTTTTTTATCTTTAGACCCCATAAATGTATGATTAGAAACACCTGCCCATTTAGGCGTATCTGAAGGTTCTTTTCCTAATCCAATATGAAGCGTATCTTCACTCTTTTCAATAGCTGCATATTGTGTAGAACTATTTAATAAATAACTATTAGCTACAGAAGTTTTTATACCTCTAAAAGAATCTACTATAGTAGGCACTCCACTAATCCTAGAAAAACCTCCACCTAGAAATTCGGGCATAGGCATATCAAAATTCATAGAAATTGAATAATAGTAATCAACTGTTTCATCTTGAGTTACAATAAAGGAATTCATGCTTCCAGGAGTTTCTTCTGCTTGCATGACATTATTCTCTAAAATTTCTCCTATAACTTCATAATTAGAAGGTAGTATTGGGTTTATACTTCTCCTTATAGTATAAGAAGTTGGAACTGTTTCTATTTTTTGATTATACTCCAAGTCTCCCTCAACTCTAGTTGTATAAATAATTTTAGGAGTTTTCCATTCTAAAATTAAATCATTTTCAGTTTTCATTAATAGATTAGCGGCTTTTATTGAATCGTAAACACAAAAACCTGCTAAGCTATTAATTTCATTAGAGTTTTTAATTGAAAAATATCTTCTGTAATTATGCCATTTAATATATTGAAAAGCATTTGAAGAGACTTCAGTAGGCTCATTAATATATGTTGTTATTATTGACAATGGGATTATTTTATCAGAACTAGAAGCTATTGCTTCATTATATTGGGCAAATTCACCATCAAAATTCCATCCTTTGTTGTAATTTATTATTAAATCTTTATCATCCGTTGTTAGTATAGATATTATTTTATCAGTTTCAGTTCCTCTATCGTATAAAACTTGAGGAAGATTATTTATTCTTACATAATCTGGAGTAGTTATTAAATGAGATAAAGAATCTTCAGATTCTCCTAAGTCAACAGTAATTTTCAATAGTCTATTATACCCATCAGAACTTTCATCCCAATACCCTGCTATATTACTAGACATATATATATTTAAAGCTTTTTGATAAGTAATATCATCAGCATAATCCTCATCTTCTTCATTAGATGGAAAATTATCTATAATATAATCTGCTCTAGGGTCTCCACCAAAATCCACTTGTAATTTAGCATTGCTCCATACACCAAATTCAGATAAATAATTTTCTCCACTATCTGCATAAGCATTTTCATAAGAACCACTATGATTAAAGTTTAATAATTCTGAAGTGTAGTAAAATTCTTCTTCTTCAGCAGATAAAACAAGTTTTATTAATCTTAGCCTGTTTCCATAAGCATCATCAAATTCTGCTAAATCTCCATGATGATATTGTCTATCTTGCAATTCTTTAAAACTATCCTTATGCCTAAAATAATTTTCTCCAGTTATATAGCCAATAAATATTTGAGTTTTATCTAAAATTGACCAATGTTCTGTTATTTGGTCATCAGGGTTTTCTTGTCCAATAGCGTTATCTCCAAAACTAGACATTTGATTAACAGCTATTGAAATTCTACCAGTTATTCCTTTCTGGTCTGTAAAATTGCTAGTATAAAATGCTGAATTTCCATCAAATTCAGGATAATTATTAGTGATATTATCATCAACTGAAGTTATAATAGGGCTATCAGAATTTTCTACTACATTTAAATTTCTTCTTCTTGAATAGTCAAAAGTTCTTTCATTTTCTTGAGTTTCAATAGCATTATCAAGTAATGGATGTATGTCAACTTCATTGAATCTAAATAAAGTCCATGCACTGTTTCCATATTGAGTCCCTTCATACTCACTATCGGTAGGAAATAATTGTTGGAAATAATTTATATAAGTCCCCCCTCCAACCATATTATAAGGAACTTCTAAATGACTTCCATAAGCCAACCCATTTGCCTGATAAGCATAAAAACCAACAGATTCACTTGCTCTTGGGTCAGTTGAATAATCAAAACCAAGTATTTGGGGACCTCCTACATTGTCCGAAAACTCAATCCAATGTTTCCATGTTTGATTTTCGTCTATAACAAGAGCTTCTTGAGGAAACTTTCCACATATAGCTGCAATAGAACAATGAAATCTTTCTTTTTCTAAATCTGAAAATTCAAAAAAATCATCTGGGAAAAAATTATAAATAAGAGGCCCTTCATTTTCTTCACCTGCTCTTAAATTAGGATTTAAGTGAGAACAATAATCAAATCTTGCCCAATAATTTGTAGTAGCCCCTCCTCCTGCATTTCCATAATAATCTGGTTTTATATATCCTTGAGAAAAATCATAGCCACATCTTGGACCAAACCAAGTAGAATGATGAAAAAAATTGTATTCAGTTTGCTCATCGTTAGCCCATCCAGCCCCTGGACCTTTAATTTCACCTAAATCAATTTCATCCTCCATAGCCCATGCTGCTTTTGTGTCATTTATTCCAACTGTTACTACCCCAGCAGCAGCTTCTATATCTGTTCTAGAATGCCCCCAACACCAATCTAATACTTGTTGGCTCCTTGCCATCCAAGGCCAAGGCACTTCGAGCCTATCATCTAATCCTTTATATGGTCCCCATTTATCAAATGTAGAATCATCTCCAAATAATGCAAAGGTATGACATATCCTGTCCCAAGTGGTAACATTTCCTAATTTTGCCAAATAATTAAAGTTTAAAGCATGAGTTTTCCATTTCTTCTGTTGGTCAACAAAACTATTAAAATTATATCCTTGAACTGTATCAAATGGAAAGACAACATCTAATGTGCAATTATCCATAGGATGAGTTCCAGGTTGATAGTTTAATGCATCCATTATAGGTCCTGTAGAAAAATCATTAGTTAATAAAGAACTTTTATCGCTGTCTTTAAAGAATGGGGCTACCAACCAATGGTTCTTCCAAGGAGAATATCCTTTTTCTTCACCAGACTTATCATTTAGACTAGAGTTGACAAAATCAAAGTTTTTAACCCAAACATTTTCAAAAATAGCAGATTCATCCATCTTCTCCCATTTTTCCATATACTGTATAACCATATGATATATACCTGGAACTTTAAAAGAAGCTCCTGATTTAGGAGTAATAGTGTGACCTAATCCATTACAACTACCGTCATCATAAAAAACTACATGCAAACAACCTTTTGGTTTATGTTGAAAAGAACTTGTTCTTGTCGCGTCTTTGTAGAATAAAGGAGCACCAGTTACAAAATTTTCCTGATTTTCATCTCTATCACTTAATGTTCCATATTTAGAAAAAGCGGCATCAAATCTAAAGTTAGATGTATTATTGCAAATTAAAATAAAATTATCATCTTCAGACTCTGCATTCATTACATTAGCTTCATTCCATTCTCCTGAAGCATTTTGTTCAAATATTTTTAAGCCAATATTATTATTGCTTTCTACTAATGCTAATGTTTGCCAAGCCCCAGTCCCATTTAAAGCATCTGGATTATACCATATAGTTTCTTTTTGAGCATCATTTTTATGAACACTATCTATATTTGTATTAGCTGATATTGTATTAATTAATTCCACTAACTATTATCTCCATATATATCATCTACAATAGTCAATAATCCTAATTTCTTTCCTTGGGAGTCAGTAGTATTAAAAGGATTAAAACCTACAATACAAGTTCCAAAATCTTTAGTTTTTATAACTTTCATATCAACAGCTCTTAATTCTTTTCCTATATCAATATTTTTTCTAGAAGGTTCCATTTTTCCCATAGGGCTTCTAGTTTCAACATTCCAAGAAAAAGATGCAGAGTCTGCAGATATATCCATATCAGAAGAACCTGTATTAATACCCTTGTTAAAAGTTTTTATTTCGTAGATTTGCTTAGCCATATTATCCCCTCACTACATTCCCAGTAATCTTCTGGTAATTCTATATTATATATTTCCATCTATCAATTCTCCCCATAAAGAACATTTGCCGTTTATTATCTGTATTATATGAACGGTAAATAAACCTTTGTCAAAATAATCAACAATAGCAAAAGCATGTGCCCATTTATGTTGTCTTCTACCTAACCATTTATTAGCTTCTTCAGACATATCTTTTAAGCATCCTATACTCCAGGCAGATTTAGGTCCATCCATATGTGTTTCACTATCTTGCTGTAAACTATGATGATGACCATACATAACACTTCCACCTAATTTTTTAATATGAGTAGTAGTGTGATGCACTCCTGAAAAGTGATGTCCATGATAATAAGCTAATTTACCTATTTTAAGGAGCTTTCCTCCTGGATAGTAGGCATAACCCCTATCTTCTAATTTTACAGCGTTTTTGAAGCTATATTGGGGCAAATATGGATGTTCTGATACAAACATGTCCATCCATTCATCATGATTACCTTGGCAGAGATACTTTTGTTTAACATTAACCTTGTCTAATTTTTCGTCTATTAAATCTAAACCTTTATTAACTGCTATAACATCTTCTTCTACTTTTGGCAGTTGATACTCCAAAGGAGGTCTTCTTTTCCTTTTCCACTGCCAATGTGACACTGAACCCCATTCTCCTAAATCGCCTAAATCTATATAAATATCAGGTTTTACTATTTCAATTGATTTCAATAAGCAATTAATAGCAGGCATATCTGCTATTGGAAAATGTTTATCTGGTGTTACTATAGCTCTTTTAACTACACCTTTATCAGACATACATTAATTCCTTTCAATATTTTTCCAATCATTTGGATTATACCAATATCCATCTCCTTCTTTTAAATATTCTAAAGTATTTTCTATAGAGTATTTTAAGAATTTAAATAGACATTCATCGCATTCCCAGAATAATGCTCCCTCTTTTATTCCTACGAGTTCAAGTCCTTCTAATTTTTCACTCCCACAATGAGGGCATTTTTTCGGTTTGACTTTAAAAACTTTATAAGAATACAAGACTTCTAATTCATCAAGACATTTTTCATCCTTGCATACAAGAGTATTATCTAGGAATGCATGTTTCATTTATCTATTTTTGATTCTATCAACTATAGGTTTAAGAACCATATCCCAAACTAAATCATCTTTTTTTGATGGAGATAGTTTAATAGCTTTTTCTAAAACATATAAGCCTAATAAAAACCATTCCCAGTTTGCTGTTAAAAATGATAACATTATTTTCTCCTTGATTTATTTTTTACATACTTCTTAGCCTTACATCCACATTTCATACATATCCAATCTGCTCTTGGATGTGAATCTTTTTTTAAGATGGCAACATCTTTTTCTAACTCTTCAATTGTTTTGCCATATTTACTTAATCTTTTTTGGACAACTTTCATTTGCTTATCTAGTTCGTTGTCCTCTTCGACATACTTGCGCATGCGTTTTAGTTCACTTTTTTCCATTATTTTTTTAATAATAATGCCAACAACTTTTTTAACTAACATTGCTTGTATCATTTGTTCACTCCTAACCAGGTTAATATAACCCCGATTAAAGCAGAAAGAGTAACTCCAGTAGTCTTAATAGCAGTAATATCATTTTCTGCTTTATTTACTCTACCATTAATTTGGTCTACTCTATTTCTGATATATTCAAGATGAGATATTATCAAATCATCTTTAGTATTTTTTGTTTTCATTTCTCTCTTGCATCCTTAAAAACTTTTCTCTTAATCCATTTCCACTTAATTTAGCTATAACTTCAACTAATGTCTTATAACTATTTTCTAATCCTTTTTGCTCTAACTGCATTTTCTTTTGCTGGTCTATTAATTTAACTAATATACCTTCCAATCTATCATGTTTCTCTTTTAAATCCTGAGACAAATCATCTTGTATATATTTATTTTGTTTCCATATAAAGAAACCAAAGGCAACTGCTACACAAATCGGTATCCCATAAGTTTCTAATAAAAACAAATAATCCATTAATACCCTGCTACAAAGACATCTATTAATGAATTCCTATATAAGTTAGTACTCCTTGCTTTTACATGAACCATTATATTATTAAGAGCAGTCCCTTGACCAGCTCCTAGTGTAGTAGATTCTCCTCCTAACGCAGAATCAGTAGTTGCAACTATAGCCATTTCTGTATTAGCAGGCAATCCAGTCATTTGCATCATTCCTGTACTATAATTAATAGTTCCAACTCCACCAGCTTGTCTTCTTAAATTTCCCTGTCCATCATCCCACATTATAAAATTGGGTCTATCAAATGGAGAAAATCTAGGGGCTGTATCAGTAATATCATTAGGAATCATTCCTGTCGTTCCTGCAAATAAATTAGTTCCTGTTGTTCCCGCACTTAATTGTAAAGCACTTTCAGCTCCTCCATTATTATGATGCTTTGCAGAATAATGACTGGTAAATCTTAAATCTCCTTCAATCATTCCAACAGTTACTCTTTTACCAAACAATTGAGAAGAAGACAATTCAAATTCATCATTAAATTGTTTTTGCATTTTAGCAATAATTCCGTTACTTCCTCCCCAAGTTGTATTACCAGTGTCAACTGTAAAAGCTATCTCTTCTGCTGTTCCTCCATCAATAGCGACTTTAAAATAATAAGTTGCTCCAGCAGTTAATCCAGAATCATCTGAAGGCAATACTCTTCTATTATATCTTTTTCTTAAATTTACAGTAGCAAATGGTTTTTCGCAAAATCTTATCATAATACTTCCTGGCACAAATCCATCTGCTGATACTCCAAAAAAGTTTGTAGATAAATCAGAATGAGCATATTTTGATGTATAATTGTAATTACCCAGTTCATCTGTAAATGCTGTTGCGCTAGAATTAACTACATCCAATGTAGCTCCATTATAAGTTCCTGTATCAGACAAACCATTTAATGGGTCTATTTGACCTGGATACTCATGATTTCCGTCTTCATCTATAGTGGCCCCATTCCAAAAGTGTCTTATATGAGTATTCGTAGCAGAATTAGCTATACTATACTGTATTATTTTAGATGTTGGCAATACAAATGTTTGTCTTGGATTTAATAAAAATTTAAGTTCTGTCTGAGTTCCATCAGCAGAATCATTAGTTGCATGATGTCCCCAATCTTGAACTTGCATCATTATTTCAGCTACTTGAGGAGACCTATTATGTAAAACTAATTCTTTAAAGTCATACATTTCAGCGCCTAAGGCATCTGTAGCACTTCCTGCAACAGGTGTTGTTTTAAATAAAGTTACTCCTGCATCTTGTGCATCTACTTCTATTGATTGATTATAAAATTTATTAGCGGGTTTGGATGTTTTATAAGTTTTTGCTTTTCCTCCACCGGCAACCTTAACCTGTGTAGAGAATCTGGAACTACCGCCTCTAACAGCTTTTTTGGTTTTATTTTTGACGAAATACGACATTTTTTCTCCTATTCTTTACATTAAACTACAAAATATTTCTTTAAAAATCTACGGGATTAATTCTCATTGTATTACCATTATAATACCTTCTTGCAAAAGTCTTTGCTTTTTTAACAACTTCATTATATTTATTTTCAAAAAATGCAGCCTTTTCTGGGTCGAAATCTGCCCCCATTTCATAAACCATTGCAATAGTCTTAAAAATTAAAGCTTCATGAAATTGCTCTGGTATTTGGCTAGGACTTTGGTCCATAGGAGTTGTTCCATCAAATAGCCAATCATTATTTATTGAAGGTACTTCTGTAGTATTAAAATGTTTATGTTTTCTAACAGCATCAATCTTAACATTTACAGCGCCAGATATATTTTGAAAATTTTTAGGAACTCCATTTACAGAACCTCCTCCAGTAGCATCTTCTACTAATCCTAATTGATTCCTTTTAACAAACCAATATCTATTTTTATTTGCCATTATTCAACTCCTCCTGCTTTAGTATCTGCTGTATTAGTATACTCTAAACCTCCTACATTAGTCCCATTAATACTTCCTACACTATCATTTGCATTTTCTTTTAATAAGTAAAAATGCGTTAAATTTGAATCTACTGCACTTACATCATCATAAGTGGCATTTGGTCCTAAAGAATATATATTGTTTATTTTATCTACATCAAAAGTAGACGAAGAAATAAATAGATTTCTCATCCAACCACTAAATGGAAATACAGTATTTCCTGCTGAATAAATATCTGAACTAGTGATATCAGACATTAAATTCGCTAATGAAGATGCGGGTTGAGATTGTATAGCAACGCTACCTGGTGCATATTTAAAACATCCTAATTGAATATCTTGAGTAGATTCGTGAGTATGAACTCCTCCAGAACTTCCATGAGTATAGTAATTTCCAGAAGTTATATGAGGCTTTACTTGTCCATAACCATCTGCTGATGTACCATCATGCCAATTTGTTGTTAGAATATTTTCATTATTATTTAAATTATAAGGACTATCTGCTTGTGTACTAAATTTCTGAAAAGAAGATTGCATATTACCTACTTGCAGATTATTAAATAATCTTAATCCATCTCCTTCTGTAGCAGACCTTCCATCATAAGTTAATGTCATTAATCTCCATTTATTTTTAGTTTCTAATGCACCTTGTCCAGTTTTAAAAGACCAATTTCTGCTATCAGCTACACCTACTCTAAAATTATTAACTCCACTTGTTGCTCCATTATAATAATCATAAGCACTGTTTATATTTTTAGGAGCAAAGGTGGCTGCAAAACTTTGGCTAGGAGTATGACGATATGCTCCTTGTCCCGTAGTAGCGCTTCCTGAAAAAGTTCCATGTCCACTAAAAAATCTTATATCACATCTACCATTACTCATATCTCTTCCAGAATTGTTAAATAAATAGCCAACATTATTATATTCACTACTATCAAACTTAACCCAAAAAGATATTGTCATAGCTGCTGTATTATCTACTTCTGTGAAAAATTCTTTAGGAATAGTTATGTATCTTGCTGCTCCATAAGGAACACTTCCATCTATATCTTTATTAACATTATTAAAATGTGCTGCTTGTATCAACCCATCGTTTGGAATTACATCTTCTTCATTTTCATTATCAGAGCTGTCAAAAGGAGTATATATAGGAGTAGAATCTATTATTCCAGTATCTTGTAATCTTGGGATTGGTAATTCGTCAATCCTTAATTCTTTTATTTTTAAAATATCATTTGCTAAATTATAAAATCTCTGATTTGAAGTTGTAGTAAGAGTAGAAGCAGTCTTTATAATTTCAGTTTTTTCACAAAAATCATCCATAGCTCTATTTACTAACTTAGTCAACATAGTCTCATTGACATCGGGATGATGCATTCTAATCCATTCAAATAATTCTTTTTTATTCATTTTATCTCCTCATACTCTCTAATTGTGCTTGGTCTTCTGGATTAAAATCTTTAAGAACACTTTTAAGTCTTTCCCATTCAGCAGTAACAGATGCTAAAGCAGTTTGAATTAATTGAGATAATTCAGTATCTTCTTCTTCAGTAACAACTTCACTTAATCTTACCTGTAATATTCTCATAGCACTTCTAACTATAAAACCTTCTTCCATATCTTCTGTCCAGTAATCAAATCTCGTATTATCTGTTGCATGAATTAAATCTTCCATTGAAGTTACATTTAAATCACCACTTGCTCCAAATGTTGGATATTCAATATAATATATACTTGCAACAGAACCATTAGTAGGTTCAGGATAAACTGTAAGTTCTCCAGAAACTATATTTAAAGCTCCATCATCTACTTTAGTAGGTAAAACAGAATATACAGGAGAATAAGAAGTGGCTTCATTTAAAGAACCTGAACCTGGTTTGTAATCAGGTGCTTCAGTAAAATCAATTTCTTCACATTCAATTATATTTCTCTCATCATTAGCATCATGTCTAATTACATTAACAATCTTTTTACCTTCAGTATTAAAAGTAAGATTACTTGCATTTAAATCAAATCTTCTAGACCTTCTTCTAATAAAAGTGCTATCTTCCACTATATCCAAAACTTCTCTTGCAGCTACTTCATAAATATAGGTAGGGTCAGTTAAAGTTTCAGGTAAAGGGCCTGATAAATCTGTTATTCTATCTATTAACATTCATTCTCCTCATTGCATGGGGGCCGAAGCCCCCAGCAATATTGTTTAACAACTTAACCATTAGGATGGGTCAGCACCTATACCTGCATCTCCATCGCCTCCAATATCAGTTCCAATTAATGATTGATTAGAACCTTGACTTACTTGAATGATTTTAAAAGTTAAAGTATGTGCTAACAATGTATTTCCATCATCCGCCATAAGCTCGAAAGCATAATGGGGGAATACAGGAATATTATGTCGCATACCAGTTGCTAAAGCTGCAATAGTTACAACATTTGCTAATCCAGTACTACCAGGATTCATTGCAAAATGCATACCTGCTACAGCTGCTCCATAACCTAAATCATCAGTAAGTTCTCCAAGTTGAACACCGTCTGTTGCTGTTGCTCTAGTAGTTGTTCCTGCTAAAGCAAAGTCATCAGAATATCCACCCCAAATCATTAAAGGTGCTGCTGCTCCATCTTGAGAAGCTGAAGCTGACACAATTAATGACCAAGGTTTAGTAGTATCTAACTCATTAGGAGTTTTTAATGACCAATTTACTTCATTTGCCGCATCAGTAGTAGCTGTACTAGTATAAATAGCAAAACCATTATAAGTACTACTAGTCCATGCTGTTTGAGTTTGAGCTGCCATAATTAACTCCTATCTTAAGAAAACTTAAGGATTGCGTGGGTTTCAGGTAACTGAATTTCCAAACCAGCTTCTGTAATGATTTGGTCTTGACGACCGTCTACAGCGTTGCCTTGAATATTAGTTTCTATGAAGGTATCTCGACTAATACCATTACCCGCTAGTGGTCTGTAGTTTACATTTGCCATATCAACACATATAGCATAATCTTCCCATGGTCCTCTTAATAATGGGTCAGCAACAAAATGTAAATTACCAAAAATAGTATTTACTTTAGTTACTTGATGCCCAAAAGCACCAGGAACATTAGCAATATCAAGTCGATATTGAGATGAGCCTACAGAGTTGTTTAAAAAACTACCATTACCTATTTTATTCAAATAAGTAATAATTTTTCTTGAGCATAATACAAGTTTATTTCCACTATTTCCTGATTCAGGAGCGAAATAATCTTCCATAGCATCCAAGAAAGCATCATATCCAGATGTGGCATATGATAACCCATACACTTTACCATATTGGTAAGTATAAGGAAGCATTCCCCAAGAGTATCTAATCTGTCCACCAGTTTCTGCACTAGATGACAAACCTTGAACTTGCCCTTGTCCGAAAAGCATTGCATGTTCAATATCCATCTTATGTTCCATTAGTTTTTCAGCCCATACTCTTTTGAATTCATCAGCCTTACCTCTATAGCGAGTAGCCATAGCTGTACCAGAGAAAAGAGCTATTGCAGTTTTAAAAATCTGACAATATCCTTCTCTATCATACAGTTTGTCTTCCCAACTTTGAGGTTGTTCAGTACCTTCAGCCCATGCAGTACCAGTTGATTGTCCAGTTACACCAGAACCTTTAGTTTCAGAACCTGTAAAGGTTTTTCCAGCTAGAGATGTTCCGCCATCAATTGAACCCATATAATGGACTTTAAGACCAGCTACTGTAGTTCTGTTTGCATCAGTTACACCATGGTCGAAACCAATATCTGCTGTTTCTGCTGCTGCTGCATCTTCTACGGCTGAGTTTGCTATTTTAAAAGTATGAATCAAACCATCATCATCTTTTAATTGAATAACATCTCCACCTTTAACCCAATAACATGGTTGCATTGTTGAAGTTATTTTACCATATTGGTCATAGAAACATCCAATAGAAAGCGGATTACCGTCACCTAAGTCTGAACTAGTACTATCATCACCTATTGCTGTTGGTAATGCTGGTAGCGTTACCGCTAATTGAAAGTTTCTTCTTTGCCATTGATGTCTTTGTTCTAAAAATTTGAACACAGGGTCATCAGTAGCTTTTTTTGCTACCTTCGAAAGATACACAAAAAAGGGAGATTGTTGAGGAGCAAGTTCTGCAACTCTTTCACCAAAGTTAAATAACCGTCTCGTATTATCAATGGTGACATCCCAGCTTTGAGTATTTTGATTCGAAGGACTATAGTTAGTTTGGACACTTGCTGCCATTTAACTATCCTCCTTTTGTATTAATTAACATTATCATTTACTCTTAACCCCAAGGATTCTTAGCTTTATGTGCGTTAATTAACCCTTCCATAATGTTATCTTCCGTAGACGCTGAACTTACTTCAGTGTTTTGAGAAGGCATAACACCCATTGGACTTGGAACCTGCTGTGCTCTTTGAGTTTGTTGGAAAGCAGGTGATGGAGGAGGAGCTGCATTATTTTGTGCAGGTTGTCCCTTATTAAGCTGATAAAGTTGCCATAAATTATCTAAAGTTATTGACTTATCATCAGACATCTCTTTAACGAATCCAACTGCATCATCTTCTGTTGCACCGAAATTAGCCATAACATACTCAGCTGCTTGAGCGTGTTGCTGCTCTTGCCTTGCATAAGCTTGTTGTTGACCAAAGAACTGTTTTTGTTGTTCTCTCATCTGGTTCATTTCATCTTGCATTCTAGCTGCATTGTATTCAGTTAATAGAGTGTTATAATTCTCCATTTCATCTTGCCATCCATCTAAATCATCTAAGTATCTAGCGGATTCACTTTTTGGGTCTTCTAAAGCATCACTACGACTAAAAGTCCTAGGTTTCTGTGGCTTCTCTGGTGCAGGTGGAAATGTATTCTCAGTTTCAGGCTGTGCCTGAGGTTGCTGAGTATTCATAGCCTGAGGGTTATTTTTCAAATATTCAATAGCAGGAGCATATTTTTGAAATTCTGCTTGCTGCTGTTTCATTTGATTTTGTGCCTTCGCTGCTTGAGATTGCCAATACTGATATCGTCTTTGTTCGTTATCAATATTAGTAGCTTCGCTACTTTGAACAGGATTTGTTTCTACAGGTTGCTCAACTGGTTCCGCAACATTGCCCTGGTTTTGAGCTGGATGCGGAGCAACTTGAGGCTGCTCACTACTGTTCTCACTATGTGCTTCAGGAAAAGCTTGCTCTGCAAATGCATCATTTACAGAAACTTGTTCTCCTGGTGTTTCGGCTATAGGGCCATTTTGGGTATCTATATTTGCCATTATTTTTTACCTTTCTTGGAGCTCTTGCCAGTAGAGGTATCCGTTGGTTTTTTGTTTTCAGACTCTAACTTACGAGCCTCATCTGATATCTGGCCCAGAACATCGTCAAGACGCTTCTCGAATAGTTTTCCAGCATAGTCACTTCTATTGGATGTTTTATTGAGTTGTGTCTTAAATTTCTCAACTTCGACCCTTTGTTTAAGGTGAACATTCTCCCTATCTCTAGTCTGTAAGTCACCTTCAAGGTCTGTAATTTGTTCTTCCATTTGTTGTACTTGGCCTTCAAGCTGTTGTATCATACCTTGTCTTTCAAGTACACCTTCCATGTCATAAACTTCTGTTTTCTTAAGAACTTCAACTTGGTCTATTATACCTTGTTCATATAAATTTGTATGTAATTCAAGCTGAGCATATCTATTAGTAGGTAAAGTAGAACCAGTAACTACAATTAAATCGTACTTACCTACAGTAATATCATTTACAGTTTCTATTTCTCCTGTTTTATCATTATATAATCTTTGATTCATAGTTTCTTCTGACATAGAATTATTTGGATTTACTACTCTAATAATTTTTTCCTGCGTATATAATTGCTGAGATAAAGGAATAACAACTTCACCTAATCTTTTTAAACCTACTTCTATATCAGCTAATTTAGATTTCATTTTTCTTTGCCCAAATTCATCAATAGCTATAGTAGCTTTGTATGTTTGAGGCGCAGCAGACGAATTTCCTTGCATTATTTCATATAACCCTAACTGATGGTCAATATCTTGTTTAGCACTTTCTTCATTTTGATAGAGTTCATTAGATAATTGAGCAGGCGGTACTAAAACAGGTTGACCATCAGATGGGTCGAAAGGTATAGCAACTCCAGGTTGCGCCCATTTTTCTTCAAATTCTTTCATATCAACACTTCCTTCTGGAATAAGTACTTTTGTGTTAGTACTTGTTGTAGCATGAGCGATTATAAGAGAGCGAGTTTTATTTATGTATTCTTGCAATCCTTTAACCATCCTAACATCTGAAACGGGATATGGTGTTCTTGTATGTAAATTCATAAAAGTAACTAAAGGATACCTATCAATAGGAAGAAGCCTTGTATATAAATGAGCATCTCCTATTATAACGCAATATCTAATTCTTGGTAAATTGACTTCAACTACATTAATCATGCCTTGTTCTATTAATTCTTTTTTATTAATCATTCTAATAGGCATTCCTTGTTGCTGCATTTGAGCCACTTGCTCAGGAACTTGTACTATTTGACCATTTATAAAACCTACTTCTTCGCTACCATATTCTTCAAATTCATCAGGCATTAATGTAAATTCTTTTCCACTATACTGTTCATAAACTCTGAACATAGAAACCATAATTTTTTCATATTTTTCATAACCTCTTATATTCTCATCATGTTCTCTATCGTCAATTTCTTCGGGAAAAAATATTTTATCTTTTGAAGTTTCGTCAGCTCTAACCGATGTAGGAAAGTCTGTAGTTTGCTCTCCTGTAGCATTTTTAATTTTAGTAGCATACATTGGATATAATTTTTTAGCTTGGTCTTTTGTAAACAACCTTGAAATAATAATATTCTCTGCGTCATCACAAAATTTATCTCTTGCATTAGGGTCAATATAAACTTCCATAGGGTCTACAGAATGAAAACATACTTCCCCTTTTCCATCATCTTTCATTGGGTCTTGATAAGCAAGTATGCATCCCATACCAGTGACATAATAATCATCAATACAATTTCTTAACTGTGAAACTCCATCTGATATATCAAAAATATACGCAAGTAAAGTATTCATTACTTCGGCTACTTTATTGTCAGAATCTTCTCTAGGAGATACTCTAAATTGAGGTCTATTTGATGTAAGCATAGCTTTAGCAGCTTCTACAGCAGGATGAATTCTGTTGACTACCACAGGAGCTTGACCTCTTCCTTCAAGAATTTGCTTCTGTTCTCTAGTCCATTGTCGACCTAATCTGAATTCTCTATCTTCTTGAGCATGTGCTGCCCAATTATCTCTATGCTTACTATATCTTCTAAATGTATCATGAACCTCTTCAACTAACTTCTTCTTGTTGCTGGGTCCTACATCTTCATAATTTTTATATTTATGTATAAAAGTCTTATCTGCTTCCATAAATCTCCTAAATAAAGATAGAAATCTTCACATTAATATACATCTACATTGTCATCCAATCAAGGAACTTATTTTTTAAAGTAGTTTTTTCTTCCTTTACACTTTTATGCCTGCAAGGTCTTGCTCCATCTAAAGCAGTCCAAGCAGCATCCATCACATCATCGTGTTTTCCTCTAGGATAAGATAAAAATTCCTTTTGAGCTTCTAAATCTTGAGGTCTAAAATAAAACTTACCTTTAGCGAAGATAGGAACCATCGATATAAGTCTTTCGCTTTTTCGCGTACGAGGTTTTACTCCCTTCTCTAATCCAGGTATATACATATTTTCTTCTCTCATTATTTTTCTTACATTAGCTCTTAAAGCTTCTTGATAAGCTACTGTTTCTATTTTCATTCTTTTGTGTTTGTATTTCTTAAATGTATCTATAATTTTTCTCGGTTGTTCAGCTGGGTCTAATCTTTTTCTAGTTAAGTCAACTATATACTTATTATCATCAGCATCTATTCCAATTGTTATAATAACAAAAAAATCTGCTATAGAAGATAAGGATGAAGCAGGGTCTACTCCTCCATATAATTCAATAGGAATAACTTTTTCGTCATCTCCATCAGGCATAACCAAACAAGGTTGCCCATTTATTTTTTTATAATCATAATGATGTAATTTTATATATTCAGGTTTAAATGGAGCATCATCAGGCGCTTGCGCTATATTCATATATTCTTGGAAAAAACCAGTCAAGTTACCAACAGATGCATATTCTTCTTTTATAGACATTATTCTTTCTCTTGGGAACCTTTGTGGCCATATAGACTTTTCTTCTTCATCCCATATAGAATACCAGAGGACATTCCATGCACTTGACTCTTTTGCCCAATATAAAAAACAATCTTCTGATATAACCGTGCCAATCATTATAATTCTACCATCATCTGATAAAGAGGGTATAACAGCCTCTGTCATCCATTTTCTATTTTTAGCCCTTGCTTCTGCTGTAAATGCATTTAACTCTGATTCAAAATCGTCAACTATAATTAAATTAGGTCTTGTATCACCTTCAATAAAACCCCTGACTCTTTGCCCTGTTCCTACAGCTACTATACGAGTACCATTTGCAAGAACTACATCTGTATGTGTCCATCTTTTAGCAGTATTAGGACCCATGTCTCCAAAAACAGCTCTAAAGTTTTCACTATGCTGTAAGTGATATTTGATACGAGATAAGAAGTTTATTGACTGAGCTTGCGATTCCGATATTATAACCATAAATATTTCTTCATCACTTGATTTAAATGCAGCTCTCCATAAAGGCAATATAAGACTAGTAGTCGTACTTTTAGCTGTTCCACGAGGAGCAGCAATTAAAACTCTTTTCTTTTCTGGGTCTGAGATATATCTGTAAATATCCTTATGAAAAGGTGGGGTTGTTCTTTTTAAAGCTGTTGGAAAACAATATCTGCCAAAAAGCCCTAAATTATTTTTAAGTTTCTTTAGGGCTTGTGTTTTTTCATATTGTTCTTCGAAATCTTGTACTACATCACTCATCAGTTTCTTTCTTGTTAGTAGCTATAAGTTTCTTTTCTTCTTCTGCTATCTCATCTATAAGTCTTCTGGTAGTACTAGCTTCAATCTGAGTAGTTTCAACTATCTTATCTTTATCATTCATACCAAGCATACCTTGAATATTTTCAATAGCTCTCATATAATTACTTACATCAGACTTACCTTTAGCCATTTCAATAGCTTCTTTTAACATAGTAACTACATCTTCTTCACCAAAAGCATTGTCCTGTAATAATTTTATTCGTTCTTCTTTTACCATAGTTTTAAAAACCTCCGACCTCATCCATCTTTTTATTGTTCTTTTTTTAGCTGAATTAATATCGCCATAGACTGTTTTAATTACTACTTCTGCATCTGGCTGTATGGCGTAAAAAAGAGCAGCGTCTTTCATTTTTTGCTTTTTAGCTTTAACCTCAATCTCTCTTTTCCCGCTAAGCGTATGTATAGATTTTCTACCTTTCGCATTAAATGCCTGCTTATCACGAACAGAACTATAAAAAATATAACCCCATGGCATACGAAGATAGTTCCTAACTCCAGTATTAGAGCTATGATACTGTTTTCTTTTAATGACTTTACCGATATACCCATCATCTGAGACGGCATAATCACCTTCGTTTGCCTCTTTCCAGTGTTTATATTCAATTCCTTCGTTAGATGCTTCTTCTTTTGTTCTAATTTTATAAGATGTTAGACCCTTATCTTTGTGTTTAATATCTATTACAAACATTAATTAACCAGTTCAAAGTGTGGAAAATCGTCAAAACGATTATCATCTACTTCAAAATTCATATTCCAGTCCCCTCCCCAGCGAAGAGTAATACCCATCCCACGAGCCAGCCCAAGCACGAACCCACCAAAAAGGTGGAAGCGTTCTCTGTCATTCCAGTCCACGGGGTAAGGCACAACATCAACAGCACGAGAAGGCTTTGAATTATGCCGACCCATAGGGTAACGGACTTTAGTTTTTCCTTCTGCATAATACTTGTCCTGAGTCCTCTCATCCCTATGTCCTTCTAATATACTACAATCTACATGCTTTATAACTTCATTAAAGACTTTTTGTAAATCTTCATGGCATGTAGCTAAATTTTCACGACTTCTTCTTCCGAATTTAGCCATCTTTAAATTCCTTTATTATATTTTTAAGATTAAATCCAGAATATGGAAATATATTATTTAATTTTTTTTGTCTTTTTTTACAACTATTACATTGTTCAACACCAACAAGTGATGTTAATTTTTTTATTGTATCGCCTAAACCTTTAGATTTCATTATACAGTTCCTTCACTTGATTTATAACCACCTTGATGAGAACCTGGGGGTATATATGTTGATGGTTTAGAAATAGCTTGTATAGCTCCAGAGACATCTCTGTCGATAATACCGCTTAAAGTGTATTTAGCGTTTTTAACCATCTTTCTATTCATTTTTTTATAAAAGTACTTAACAAGACTTCTTTTAGTCGCATGAGTTTTAATCAAACGATTTAACATTTTTTTTGAAGGATTTGGGTGCAAAAGCATACCTAAAGCTGTATTTGCTTTCCTTCTCCATATTAAAGATTCTTTAGTTTTTTTAGGTTGAAACCCTAATTTACCTCTTCGAAGCCTTATATGTTTTCTTACTTGCTGTCCGCGTTGCTTTAGATTGTTTAACATTCATACTCCTTCTAGTCGTACCCTTGACCCCATGCCAAGGGTTTCCAATACTACTTGAATACACTACCTTACCCATTAAGCTCTTCTAGACCTTGTACCTGGCTTTTTCTTTCTAGCTTTTACTCTACCTCTTGATGTAAAAGTTCTACCCCTCATAGAGTATGTTGTAGCTCTTTTAGCCTTTGTTTTCCCTACTTTTCTTTTTTTTCTTTTAGTAACTGACATGTTTTCTCCTTGTTATGTGATATAACTTCCTCTTGCTTTATGAGGAATTATTAAAATTGAAAATTTATTTTTAGTAGTATGCATTTGATAAGATGAGCTAACATCTGCAAGACCACATGCAAATCTCATATGAGTTGCTCTCATTGTTCCAAAACTAGCTTGTGACTCAGCTATTCCTCCTCCTCCGTTGCTCATATTTTGTATTTCAGTACGGTCATTGTTATCAGCTCCCATTATTCCATATGCACTAACACTATTAACTGAAATTGTGTCATCTCCATCAATAACAACTCTTATTTGTTGTCCATCTAATTCATCGCCTGCATCTACATTTCCTAAATAAGACATTATTGTATTACCGTGAGCCCATTTTGTTTCATATCTCATAGGAGCATTACCGAAGCCTGCTTGCATTTGTACAACAAGCCCTATGGCTGCCGTACTTCCATCAGTTTTTTTAAGCTCTTCTTTAAAAGGATTTAATACTATAGTAAAATCTCCGTTAAAATACCAAGGTAAACCCTCTGTAATAGAATAGTGTGTGCTTATTCTTCCAGTAGCACTAGGCCAAACTTCTATATCTGTTATAAAAGAATTCGTAAAAGATTTATAATAAGGATTTGATATTAAATCAGCCCTACTATCATCCTGATAATTTCTCCATTTTGATACTTTAATTCCCATTAAATCCCCCTATCGAAATTAACTGTAACCCTCCAAACTACAGTTACAGCGCCTCCAGTAGAATTTTTATAAGCTAACCTTATATAAGGCATTAGCCCAATTTCAGCTATATTAACTTTAACCCAATCCAATACATTGTTCGGATTTGCACTTCCTGAAACATTCCATGTTAAATCTTCTCCTTGCAGAGAATCCCAAGCATCTCCAGTTTTATTCTTCATAAAAGGGTCCATGCAGCCTTCAATCTCCAATGGAAGATTGGAAGAGCCAGCTAACCTTTCAGCTGTGATAATAAAATCAGAATGTATGTCAGTAGGTATTGGTTCAGTACTCATCCATTCTCCATTTGCTACCTGACCAGAGTCTATATCTGGATTATCGTTACTGTTAAAAACAGCAACATAAGTATCCATTCCCTCTACTAGATGTGGAGTACTACCAACTGGCGGAAATCCCTTTCTCCATTTTATAATATTTCTATTAGCCATGTGGAATTACCGCTACTCTTACCATAAGAATTCCACCACTATCGCTTTGAGTGCCTTGGTCATTTGTAGTGCCAGTAGTTCTTATAGCCATATAAGGCATTACTCCCTTAGCGTCTATATCATAAACCTTGGCACAAGCTACTCCATCTATCAAACAGCTTCCAAAATCTTCTAAAACAGCCCAATTAGCTCCATTTATAGACCCTACTACCTCTACATTGTTTAAATTACTATCAGTAGCAAGGGTAAGTCCTTCTTTATTTCCATAGCCATAATTCAATACTAAAGTAAAATCTTCCTTAACATGCCAATCAAACTTCTCACTATAAAAGTATGTACCATCGTCTGCGTCATCTAAATATAGTTCTGTAGTTCTAATTGGTGTAGACAATATGCCTGAATTGTCTTTTAATATATAAACATAATCATCATTGTCGGCATTTCTAGCTAATCCTCCAGTTTCCATAGTAAGAGCTGTAGCACTGTCAACTGATGCAACCTTACCCATAAGCTTAGGCTGAAACCATCCTGAAGCGCCACCACCACCACTTGTATCTGAACAATATAACACATCTCCTGCATTAATGTCATTTCTTATGTCAGCACCACTTCCTGTATCTGTGCCTCCATCTAAGACTATAGCCGTCTCACCAGCAGGCTCATTAGCATTTAATTGCACAGCGCCAGCTTGTTTAAAGCCTGTATCTTCTAATGATTGTTTTCTCCATCCTGTTTTAGCCCAATACGAATCAGCCATTAGTATCCTCCCCCTCTTCTACCGAAAATCTTACCAAATTTACCTTTAAATTTACCTCTATTGAACCTACCTAGGAATTTATGCATACCTGAAGGACCTCCTCCACTTGCTGGTCCAGGCATTCCTTGCAATCCTGGGTCTCCACCTGGAGCTCCTCCTGCTCTATTCTTAAAAAAGTTCTTAAAACCTCCTCTTTTGGCAAAAAACTTACCTAAAAGCCCTCCTCCAAACATTTTCTTAGGCATTCTGCCTTGTACAGGGGTTCCTTTTCCTCTCATATTCTTAAATCTTTGTCTCAACTTGTTGAAAAAACTCATAATGGCCTCTTTTTCCTAAAATTCTTAAAAAAAATATACAAAATAATTTACAAAATAAAAAATAAATAAAAAAACTTGTTTTATAACTTTATTTGATTATATTTAAAAACTATAAGATAGTATATATAAGATAGTCTACTATAGGTAAATACCTGTTAAGGTATTGTTCTATCTATAAGATGCGGTAATGTCATCAAGTCTTCTACCGCGGTTAATAGTTTTCCCAAACAAAATTCTAAAAAATATACCAAGAATGGGTGTCGGTGATATTATGACACGGTTACCCCCTGTTATTCAAGGGTATGTGGGGTAACTTCCTGTTGAATAACAGAAACTAACCTTAGTCCACATAATCCCCTACTATTTTGGTAGTATATTAATTAAATGAATAAATAAATAAGGAGATGTTATGAGTTTTAATGAAAAGGTATTGAATAAGTTGAATGAGTTAGGTGTTGTAGTTAAGTGGGTTGATTTGAGTAAGAGTGGTGGATTTAAATTTAATATTGAATTTAATAGTGATTGGATTGATGATGATGGTAAGGTTGATGATATTAAGTTTGATGTTGAAGGTAGAGAGTTTAGGTTAGTTGGTGGTTTGAAGGGTAAGAAGTGGAAAGATAGTGTTGAGAAGATAGAAGATGGTAAAGTGGTTAGTGTAGAAGAGTGGAAAGTAGTAGAGAATGATTATATGAGAATAGTAGAAAGTAAAGAAGTAGATGTATTAAGTAGAATGAATGATTTAAGTTAGTTTATGTATGTTATAT